AAAGGTGGTGCCAGACCGCCTGCGCTCAAAGTGGCAGCGCGATTACTGGCGCAAGCAGCCGCTTGCAACATATGGGCACTGGGTGGTGCTTGCGTATAGCAACTCCACTTGGGAGTATGCTTGCCCTACAATGCAGGAAGGCAAAGAGGGGCGCTGGGCGCTTCCTGAGGAAGTTAAAACCTTGCGCGATAGCAAGGGCAATGCTGGGTTTCCAACACCGCCCGCAATGGTGTTGATTAGCAAGAGGGGTGCACAATGAATCCGTTGATGTCAGACCTGTTTAATGCGCTGATTGTAGCGCTGGTGCCGGTGGCGATTGGCGCGCTTGGGTATATTGCCCGCGCAGTGATTAACTACCTGAAGGCACGCCTGGATACAGAGCAGTTTGCAATGCTTGAGGCGCTTGCCCGCACGGCGGTGCGCAGCGTTGAGCAGACCCTTAAGAGCGAGGAAGGCGAAGCCAAGCGCATTGCCGCTATGGCACTGGTGCGCTCTGAGGCTATGAAGCGCGGCATTAAGCTCAATGAGGAAGCCATCAGCGCTGCTGTTGAGGCGGCGGTGTACCAAGAGCGCCTGAAACTAGGGGCTTGACAAACTAAACCCTACCCATTCACGATGCATATGCGGCGTAGTCTGCCGCCTATAGGGGAGGTTTAAAATGGATAGGCTTGATGAGTTTAGGGCGCTACAACCCCTGAAGGGGCCACGCTGCACCTATGAGTTGATGGAGTTAGACCCATCAGACCGCGCGGCGCTTGATGAGGCGATACAAACCGTGAGCATCACCAGCAAGGCTATTGAGCTCTGGCTGGAAAAGCGCGGGTATCGTTGGCGCTACTTTGCGATTGCACGCCACCGGCGCGGTGAGTGCAGGTGCACCAATGTCTGAGGGGCTTGATGAAATCCTAAAGGTGCAGCAAGAGCTTGACGCTGCCAAGCGCCCAGAGCGCAAGCACGCTGAGGGCTGGGAGCCTGGGATTCAATGGGATGGCAAGCAGGGCACCATTACCACTGACGCGCTGCCAGCTGAGAATGCGCCAGATTGGTCAACCATCCTGAAGGTATGGGGCTTAAACCCAGACCTGTTTGAGGTGGTTGAGCCTGTGCTGTTCAATGTCTGGGGTGACCCGCTAGGGAAACTCAACCGGCAATGGAAAGGCAAGGTGGTGCAAAAGCGCGTTGCCGCTGACAGTGATGTTTCGGCAATGATTGCAGAGATTAAGCGCTACAAACCCAAGCGCCCACCTGTGCGTGAGGATGGCGTGGCGCTGCTAGTGGCGGTGAGTGACCTGCAAATGGGCAAGGGCGAAGGGGGCGGCAGCGCCGGCATTGTGGATAGATTCCTTGCAGGGATTGGCGAGGTTGAGCAGCGATGGCGTGAGCTTGTGAAATCAGGCAGACCACTAAAGCGCTTGGTGGTGGTTGGCTTGGGTGACCTTGTGGAATCCTGCAGCGGGCATTACGCAATGCAGGCTTTCCAAGCTGACCTAGATAGGCGCGAGCAGGTGACGGTGGTGCGGCGCTTGATGGTGAAGGCGCTCACTCACTGGGCAACCTTTGCGCCTGAAATCATTGTTGCGGCGGTGCCTGGTAACCACGGCGAGAATCGGCAGAGCGGCAAGGCGTACACCACCTTTGGGGATAACGATGATGTGGCAACCATTGAGCAGGTGGGTGAGATAATCCGCGCTAACCCAGCCTATGACCACATTGCGTTTGTGTTTCCTAAAAATGAGTTAACGCTAACGCTTGATGTGTGCGGCACCATTGTTGGCTTGGCACACGGGCACCAAATGAAGGGCACCAGTGAGGCTTGGTGGGCAAAGCAGGCGCTGGGGTTCCAACCCATTGGCGATGCGCAGCTACTACTCACGGGGCATTACCACCACCTGATGGTGAAGCAATCAGGAGCGCGCACGCATATCCAAGCGCCAGCGCTTGATGGCGGCAGCCAATGGTTTACTGAGCAGGCAGGCGTAATCGCGCCAGCGGGCCTGCTCTCTGTGGTGGTTGGCAATGGCTCGTGGGATGACCTGCGGGTTTTGCCTTGCGATGCCGGCACTCCACGCGCGTAAGGAATACCCGCCCTACGGATACTGTGAGGGGTGTGGAGGCGTTGCCCGCGTTTGGCGCTGCAATGAGCGTATTGTTACTTTAGGCGCAGGCTTTGCGGTGGTGGAGGGTGAGGGTTACTGCAAGGAATGCATCAGCTTGGCACTGCGCTTGGCTGATATGCCAGAGGATGACTGAGCAGCCCTGAGAGGCTGCGAGCCCCGCCCGTTCCCTCCTCACGGACGGGGCTACCCCCAGCACGATTGTTACAGTATCCAGCCTGCATAAAAAATAGCCACGCAACAGGCGTTGCCAACGCTTGACAGCCGTTGCAGGGGGGTGTACCTTGTGGGAGTCAGGGAGTGAATCCACCAAACGGTGGGCCTGATAGGGAGTGAAAATGATTAGCGAAATGCGCACCACGGAGTACAGGGATTTGCCGGCAACGAGGGATTGGACAGAAATTACAGAGCTGCTAACAGTTGTTTGGAACTACGATGCATACCAGTTTGATGCGCACCGCACAGGCTGCCAAGACCTTGGGAAGGTTGAAGCGCGATATTTCCACCCGGCAGCAACGCTTGATGTTGCAAAAGACATTGCAGCAAACGGTTGCAATGAGGACACAGAGGATTGTGTGTTGCGGATTATGCCTTGCGCAAAGGCTGCGCTTAAGGCGGTGCGCTGATGCGTACCCTAATTGCTGAGGCGCTGAGTGTGGCGCTGTTTATGTTTGCAATGGTGCTGCTACTAGCAGCGGGAGGGATGCAATGAAACTTGACCGCAGGAATCAACCAAAGACCTATACGCAAATGCCGATTAGCACCAGCCTGCTGCGTGAGCAGCGGCTGCGCGCTGAGATGCTGGGCTTTATCGCGCAGCTCTGCTTTGCGTTTGCTGGGCTCATTTTCGTAGCGGCGCTGATTGGCTAGTGCCGGTGTATCTGTACCGCTGCGATAGATGCGGCGGGGGTGGTGAGGAAAGGCAACACCCAATGAGCTCAACGGAAAGCCAGCGCTGCGGCAAGTGTGGGCGCGTAATGCGGTTGCTGTATTCAGCACCCGCAACGGTTTACAAGGGCACAGGCTGGGCAAAAAAAGATAGGAGGGAAAGCAATGGGTAAGCAATACGAGTTTGTGAAGGCAGAGCAGCGCAGCCCAGAATGGTTTGCGTTGCGTAAGGGCGGCATCACCGCCACTGATGCGGCGGTTATCGCTGGGCTCAGTGAGTATAAAACGCGGTTTCAGCTCTGGGCAGAAAAGACCGGCGCGGTTGATGAGCAGCCCGCAGGTGAGGCCGCAACGCGCGGCATCCTGCTTGAGCAGGCAGTGGCTGACTGGTACACGCTGGAAACAGGGCGCAAACTAAAGCGCAGCAATGGCGTGGTGCGCTTGGTGGAGATTCCTTGGGCAATGGCAAGCCTTGACCGCACGGTGGTGCGTGAGCCTGGGCTGGTGGAAATCAAAACCAGCGTGAGCCCGCGCTGGAGTCTGTACCCTGTGCCCCCTGAATTTGTGGCGCAAGTGCAGTGGCAAATGTTCATTACAGGTGCACCTTGGGTTGATGTTGCGGTGCTGCTTGGTGGGCTCAAGTTTAGGTGCGAGCGTGTGAAGGCTGACCTAAATTATCAAACTGAGCTCTATCAAAAGGCGGTGCAGTTTCGCAATCTGATTGAAACCGGCTGGGCACCTGAACTGGTAGGCGAGGATTCAGACACGCTTGCCAAGGTGGTGCCCCAGACCACTGAGGAATGGGCGCAGGCAAGCGGCAGCATAGAGCGCGTGGCGGCGCTTTACGCTGAGAAACTGTACGAAAGCAAACTTCTTGACCAAGAGCTACAAAACCTTGCCATCAGCCTTAAGGAAGCAATCGGTAAGGGCGTAGGAATTGTTGGCGCTGGGTGGCAAGCCACTTGGAAACAAAACAAAGCCAGCCGCAAAACCGATTGGCGCGCGGTGGCAGAGGCGGCAAAGGTGCCGCAGGAAATCGTTGATGCGCACACTCAGGAAGTGCCTGGGGCGCGGGTATTCAAGTTTAAAGATGGAGGCGCAGAATGAGCAAGGAAATCGCAGCGGCGCTGGCAGCGCCATTTGATGAAAGGGATTTGAAGCACCGCCCTGGGCGTGCCGGGCTCGTGTTTACATACGCTGATGCCCGTGCGGTAGCGCAGCGTTTGGATGACACCCTAGGCATTGAGGGCTGGCAGTTTGAGGTAAAGGTGGCTGACGCTGCCCGCTCAGTGGTGCACGGCAGCTTGTGCTTGGTGATTGATGGCAAGACCACCATAAAACAGGACTTTGGTTATCCCAACGGGCCGCAAGATGACGAGCCTTTAAAGTCAGCGGCGAGCGATGCCCTGCGCCGGTGCGCGGCTCAGGTGGGCGTAGGGCGCAGCCTTTACAGCCCCGATAAGAGCCTTGGGGGTACCAAGATGCCACCCAAGCCGCAAACGCTCGCCAGCGTGCGGGAAAACAGGGAATACGGCGATTCTAGCGATGGGGTGACAGCCCCTACTGATGATGCGCAGCTTGCCCTGCGGGCAGCAATGATTTTTGCGGAGTCAGCGGCTGACGATGCCTGCAGCCACGGGCAGAAATGGAGCCTGAAGCCTGGGGGCGTGAGCAAGGCAACCGGCAAGCCCTACCAGCCTTTCTGGGCTGCCTCACACAAGGCACCTGATGGCACTTGGTGCAAGGATAAGCCAAGCGCCAAGTGGGTAAAAGAGCACAGCGAGCCTGCGGCACCAAAGTTTGTGCCTGAGGATTCACTAGAGGAGCTGCCCTTTTAGGCAGTAACGCTTGGGGGGCTGGTGGCGGGTTACGCCAGCCCCCCGCCAAGATGGAGGTTAACGATGTCACAAGGCGCGTGGATAAAACTAACGGTGGGCTGGGATGAGGATGAGCAGATTGCCCTGCTGCCTGATGGGGCGCAGTTGGCGTATATCAAACTGCTCACCCGTGCCAAGCGCCAGAGGCCGCAGGGCTCGTTTGGCTCAATGGCACACCTGAAGGCGCTAATGCCGAAAAACCTACACCGGCATTTATCAACATTGGAGAAAGTAGGGCTTATTTTTTTACAAGATGAGCGCGTTTATTTGCGTAATTTTTCTAAGTACCAAGTTGACCCAACTGTTACAGAGCGCTCTGCACGATGGAGAAATGCCAAAAGCAACGGTTATGCAACGGTTGCGCAACGGTCTGAGAAAGAGAAAGAGAGAGAGAAAGAGAAAGAGAGTGACACTTATACTAAACCGCTGAGCGTGGGTGCGATTCTGCGCGGAGGTGGGCGATGATGCGAAACAGCGAGGCTAAGCACATTGACACCACGGAGATTGACGGGCTCATTGAGGGAAACCCTAAGTGGGGATTTAGCAATGTTGACCTAATCGCTGAGCGCAAAGGTAAGTTTCTTATCCAAGAGTGGAAGCGCCCTGATGAGGGTGTGAGCGTAGGGCAGCGCGGGCTGCTCAGCGCTCTGGCAGCTACTCCTGGCTTCACGGTGCTCATTGTGACCGGCTACACAGAGGGCACGGCAATGACGGTGGAAAGCGTTGACTATCTGCCCAAATTGAGCGCTGCACGCTGGGATGGTGGCAGCGGGCAGCTCACGCACATTGGAAACAGCGTGGCTGACCTGCAGCGCGCCATTCAGGGGTGGTATGCCAAGGTTGATGGAGGCGGGCTATGAGCAGGCTCATTGCGCTGATGGGGCCGCAGGGCAGCGGCAAGAGCACCTTGGCTGAGATGCTGGTAGAGCACGGCGGGTATCACCGGCACGGCATTGCCGATGGCATCAGGCAAGTAATCCAGCAGGCATATCCTGACCCCATTGCCAAGGATGAGGTGCTTGAACTGCAACGCTTCAGCGGCAAGGTGCGCCTCACTGGGCGTGAGTTGATGCAAGAGGTTGGGGCAGCCCTGCGTGATGTTGACCTACACTTTTGGCTGCGCATTTGGTCAGCGGGGTACAGCGCGCTGAGCAGCAGGGGCATCAGGGTGGTGGTTGACGATGTGCGGCTACCTAGCGAGGCGCAAATGCTTCGCATCATTGAGCCCAGCGCCTTAGTGATACGGGTATACGCTGACCCTGAGGTTAGGCGCGCAAGGCGTGGGGGCTCGCTGATTGGCAGCGGTGATATCACTGAGCTGGCGTGGGAGGGTACGCCTTTTGATGCCACCATTGACACCACGCACCGCACGCCTCAGGATTCATACGCGGCGCTTGCCGCAGCCATTGAGGGGAGGGCAAATGTTTGAGCAGTTAAACACACTGTGCGCACAGGTAGGCTATCGGTTTGACGCGCTGCTTAGCGAGCCTGACCGGTATTTGTGCGTGCTGGCTGATACCCTAGGCGGTGAGTTAGTTTTTTCTGGCAACACGCCAGAGGCGGCAGTTGAGGCAGCCATTAGCAGGCTGGCAGAGCTGACGGGAAAGGTGGCACATTGAGCGCGTTTGATGCAATCGGTTTAATCATTGCGGCATTTCAAGCCACGCTAGGCGGGCTTGTGCTCGCATCTCTGCCAAGCAGCCGTAAGGCGGGCAATGCTGGCATTGCACTGCTGTTTGCGGTGGTGAGTTTTGCAGCCGCGCTTTGGATTGGTAGGGCGGTATGGCAGGGGTAAAGACTTCGCGCGGTGGCGCGAGCAAAGCGCCGGTATTTACGCCAACGCTCTGCGTTGAGTGCGGCCAGCCGCTGCTCAATCTCAAAGATGCTAAGCGCGTGCTGCGCATCAGCTACACGCCAAAGAGCAGGCGCTTGCAATGGCTGTGTGGCGGGCATATCAAATGACCCGCGTAGAGCGCGCTGCGCCATTTCTTGATGACCGCGTGATTGCGGTGCAAGAGGGCGCTGATGCGTGGTGCGAGGAACCTGGGGTTGGCGGGCGCGCGTGGTGCATTCTCTCGCAGCGCTACGCTGATGCCATTGCGCCTGAAGGGTGGTTTTTCTTGTACGAGGGCATTGGCAACCGCAAAACAAATGCTGACCTTGTGAAGCACGGGCTGATGGAATTGCAGCCAAGCCGGTTTACTTTGAGCGATGGCGGCACTGCGCAGCTCGCAAGGCTGGTGCCGTGATGGGCCGCTTTAAGGATGAGGCAATTAGGCAAGGCATTGACCCAGCCAAGAGCCGCAAGGGGAAAAACGCGAGGGCACGCGGCAATGCGTTTGAGCGAGAGATTGCAAAGCGGCTAGGCGGGCAGCGCGTGGGGCAGTTTGGCGGCAAGCAGGATGTTGCCAATGACTGGATTGCGGTGCAGTGCAAGGTGGGCGGCAGCTTTAGCGAGCGCCAATGGGATTGGCTGCAGAGCGTGCCGGTGAAGGGTGACCAGCTCAGGGGGCTGGTGATTGGTGACAGCCCTGGGGCTGGCGGCGGGCGTAGGCGTGCGGTAATCCTGCTAGACCTAGATGACTTCTGTGACTGGTTTGTTACACCGCCAGAGCCTGAGGATGCAACGGGTTGACAGCGTTGCAATGGGATGCGTATGATGCCTACAGCAGCGAGGAAACCGGCAAGTTGCTGGGGCTGCAAAAGGAGTGAAACGATGAAGCTGAAAGTGGGACACATTGAGGCGCTGATGTTCAACCCAGCACGCGGTGGGTTTGGCTACCTAGGCTGCCGGGAATATATGACCGCTAAGCAAAAGGCTTACGGTGACCGCCAGCTACTGAAGTTTGCCAATGCAAACGGCTGGGATTTGTCTGACCTTTTCTACTGGGCAGACAGCAAGGCTGGCCGCTGGTTTGGTGATGCAATCGTTGGCGGTGGTAAGCCCACCGTACAGGCTGACTGATGACGGCACTGCTGCTGGCGTTGAGCTTGGCGCTCAACCCAGCAGCGCTACCCCGCTCACACGGTGTTGCCTCTTGGTATGACGCGGAACGCAACGGGCAAAGCACCTGGTACAGCAGGGCGGGCATAATCAATTACGCAGCGGCTGCAGGCTGGCGCTGGGGGCAGAAACCGTATATGCTGCGTGTCTGCCGGCAGGATGACAAAACCAAATGCGTAGTGGTCACCGTGGTTGACTGGTGCGGCAGGTGCAATAAAGATGCGGGGGAGAGATGGCACAAAAACAGCAGGATACTGGACTTGAGCCCAGCGGCTTTCACAAAGCTGGAAAGTCTGGGGCGGGGGCTCGTGCGCGTAACCATTCAAGCAATCCAGCCGCGCTAGCGCTCATTGAGGATTTTCAGAGCGGCGTAAGGATGTGGGCCAGCCGCCTGAAGGTGAAGCCTAACCGGCTCTTTGGGATGACTGAGATGCACCAGCGCAGTGTGCACTGGATGCGTGAGCGCTACTTTGGCGGCGTGGTGCCAACGCTTGATGAGGTTGAGTGGGTGAAGGCGTATGCGCTCGCCACCAAGGTAAGCCTCACGGCAGTTGATGAGCTGCGGCGCTACCGCGTGGTGGTTGAGCAAATGTGCCGCACCTGCGTAGGCGCTGAGGGCAATGACCGATTCCCCAAATGCTGGGATGCAACCTGCCCGCTGCGCCCAATCAGCCCGCTGCAGCTCTCTGACCGCGCAAACCATAAGCCACCACTAGATGCTGACCGTGCCTACGAGCGAGAGGGTGACGCTTAGGGTAGGCTCTCCACTACGCCTGTGATTCACTCCACAGGCACCCCGCCCGCTGCTGGTTTCCTCCCAGCGGCGGGCGCTACTATTACCGGCGGGGCGGTGTAGATGCGGCGGCTCATTAAGGCATAGCCTGAGCGCGCTAAACGCGGGGTGCAACTCCCCGCCCGCTCCAACATACTTAGGGGAGGCGGCAAATGGAAATTGACTTTAGCGATACCCGCAAGAGGCTTGGGCGCAGGGCCGATGCCTTTGAGTTTATTGCCAAGAGCCTGTGGGCACTGCAGCGCCCAATTAGCATTGTTGAAACTGGCTGCGCCCGCCAAGCCGATAACTGGGAGGGTGACGGGCAGAGCACGCTGGTGTGGGAGTGGCTTATTAATTTCTGCGGTGGTACGGGCATAAGCTTTGATATTAGCCCCGTGAGCACTGCCTACGCTCGCACTCAAGTCAAGAAAATGCAGATTGAGCAGATTGACTCAGTAACCGGCTTGCGGAGCATTGCCAACCCGCAGGCTATTGACTTTCTCTACCTGGACTCATTTGACCTGACTGAAACCAATGAGTCAGCCATACACCACTTGGCAGAGCTCACAAGCGTATACGCCAGACTGCGCAGCGGCTGCATCATTGCGGTTGATGACTGCTTTAGTGACACCAAGGGCAAGCACCTAGCGGTTGCCGCATTCCTAAACTGGCTTGGCGTGCAGCCGGTGCTGCGCTCATATGTGACCGTGTGGGTAAAGCCCTGATGGCAAAGCTAGATAAATGGGACACGCTTGAGGCGTACCTTGCCACCGTGCAAGAGGCGCTTAACCTGACCCACTGGCGCGTGAGCATTGCGCGCGAGGCATCTGATGTTGACGCTTGGGCTGATATTCAGGTGACTTCGCAGGCCGCCTTCACCGCTGAGCTGCGGGTTAGCCACGATTGGTGGAGCCAGACACCTGAGCGCCAGCGTGAGGTGATGTGCCACGAGGTGCTGCACCTAAACAGCCACCAGACTGATGCGGTGGTTGATAACCTAGAGAAAGCCTTGGGAGAGATTGCGTGGGCGATATTCAGCCCGCAATACGAGGATGCGACAGAGCGGGCGGTTGACCATATTGCCAAGGCGATTGCCCAGCACCTACCGCTACCGGCACTGCCAAAGGCGTGAGGTTCCAGCGCCCGTGCCTAGACTGCGGCACGCTGACCCCGCAGGGCAACCGCTGCAGCTTGCACCGCAGGCAAGCCCAGACACGCTGGAAAGCAGGCGTGCCTAACCCATATGCCAATGCCGCGTGGAAACGGTTGAGCGCGCTGGTGCGAAGCAAGCGCCCGTGGTGCGAGGGTTGCGGCGCAGCCAATGTGCGCCTGACCGTTGACCATCTTGACCCAATCAGCCAAGGCGGCGCGCTACTTGCGCCAGAGCACCGCTTACGCGTACTATGCTTGCAATGTCACGGCAAGGTGACCAAGCACAAATAGGGGAGGGCTTATGGCACGCATAGCGTGGTACAGCAACAGCTGCGCGATACCAAGTGGATACGGTCAGCAAAGTGCTCAGGTACTTCACAGGATGGTAAAAGATGGGCACGAGGTAGCGCTTACCGCAAATCACGGCGCACAGGTGATGATGAATTGCGCGCACGGTCACATCATCCTGCCTGAAGGGTTGATGCGCTACAGCATTGACGCTGCGCCAGAGAATATGCGCGCGTGGTTTGAGAATCGCAAAGATGCGTTTGGGGTAGTGCTCTTTGACTTGTGGCCCCTTGTTGGCGTGGATGCATTCAAAGATTTAAACCTTGCCTGTTGGACTCCCGTTGACCATCAGCCGGCACCGCCACTTGTGGCTAAGTTTCTCAAGGATGGCGGGCACCACGCCATTGCAATGAGCCGCTTTGGTGAGCAAATGCTGCTTGACGCAGGGCAGCCGCGCGCTGAGCTTACCTATATTCCGCACGCCATTGACCGCACCGTGTTTAGCGATATGGGCAAGGATGCGCGCAGTGCAATGGGCTTTGAGCCTGATGACTTTGTGGTGGTAACTAACGCAGCCAATCGGGGCCGCATACCAGTGCGCAAGGGGTTTGGTTCTATGGCTGATGCAATGAGCCGCTTTATGGCTGACCGCAAAGATGTTAAGTGGATGTTGCACACTGAGCCCAATGGTCACAGTGAAGGCGTTAACTTGCCGCGCCTGATGACTGCTGTAGGGATTGACGCGCAACGCGTGCGCTATCCGCACCCAGTGCATTGGCGCAATGGTATCCCTGATACTGCCATTGCCGCAATGCTTTCCGCATCCGATGTGCAGTTACTCACAAGTATGGGTGAGGGCTTTGGGATTCCAGCCGTGGAGGGGATGAGCACGGGTACACCGTGCGTGGTGAGTGACTTCAGTGCGCAGGCTGAGTTGATTGGGCCGCATAGCCACAAGGTGAAGGTGCAGCGTGAATGGGATGAGTTCCAAGTTTCCTTTTTTGCTATCCCAAATGTGGATGAGATTTACAAGGCGCTGCAAGCAGTCTATGAGGAAACCAAGGCTGGAAAGGTTGACCGCGCTGCGGTGCGCGCAGCCACTGAGCAATACGAGGCTGACACGGTATATGAGCAAAGCTGGAAACCGCTGATTGAGCTGATGACGGCGCGCACCAAGCAACCGGCACAGCCGCAGCCTAACCGCGCACAGCGCAGGGCTAAGCGCTAATGCATACGCAGGAATGGACAGGGCGCAAGATACACATAGAGAGCAGCGCCACGCACGATGGCAAATACTCTGACTGGAGGCGCAACCGATACCCAGACCTGAAGGGTGACCGCGCTTATTGCACTGACATAGATTTTATTGAGTGGCGCAATGGGCGGGCAGCCGCTGTGCTTGAGTGCAAACGCGGCACGATGGCTGACGCAATTGAAACACTGCTAAGGCAGCGCTGGGGATTCCAAGGGCAGGTGATTGCCACCGTTGCCCACGCGCTGCAGGTGCCTGCATATATCGTTGCCATACAGGATGCGCACAAGGAATCAAAGGGCTACGAGCGCGCCAGCTTTACGGTGGTGCAGATGCATTTGCCAACACCTTGGCTGAGCAATAGCAGGGCGCTGGTGCCAGCCTTGCTTGCTGGCCTTGGCAAGCCGGTCACGATGGATGAGCTGGGCTATGCAGACTTCATTGCTTCACTGTGAGTTGACCGCGCAGGGAGGGGGGTTTAGAATCTGCGCGCACGCACACGCAGGGAATCCAGCGCCGAGTGCCACGCAGGCACGGGCATTTGTTACTAGTGGGGGTTTAGGTTGCCCAAGCAGGTAGTGCCAAACGAAATCAAAGCACGGCGGGGCACGCTGAAACCCAGCCGCGTGCCGGTGAATAACGCACCGCTCAAGGTGGTTGCGGCAGCCGATATGCCACCGCCAGCCACGCTTTCACCGCTCGCGCTTGAGGCTTGGCAGAGAATCTTGGAGCACGCAGGCTCTTGGATTGCGGCGAGTGACCGCGAGGCGCTGACGATGCTGGTGCAGGCGCTTGAGTTCCACGCGCAGCTCACAAAACAGATTGCGGAGCAGGGCGCAGTGTTACTTACTGACAAAGGCTATGCTTACGCCAATCCTGCAGTTGGAATGCGCGCAACCCAAGAGGAAGGTATTAGAAAGTGGATGAATCAACTGGGCTTGACACCGGCAGACCGCACCAAGCTGGGGCTGGCAATGGTGGAAAGCGTAAGCAAGGTAGAGCAGTTTCGGCAGAGGCTGGCAGCCAAGGATGGCCACCCCGCTGGCTGACCCCGCTTGACCCCGCTGACCTTGGGCGCAGCCTAGGTGATGTGGTGGCTGACTTCGCTGAGGCGCTGGTGCCCATTGCCAAAGATTCACTAGGTGGGCTCGCGGGAGAGCCGCTGCAGTTCAAAGTGTGGCAGCGCAACCTGCTGCGCCATATGTTGGCGCGCAAGGATGACGGCACTTTTACGCACCGCTTTTTTCTCACGGGCATTGCACGGAAAAATGGAAAAACAGCGTTGGCTTCAACGCTGCCAATTTTCTTTGGGCTCTATGGCGATAAAGGCGGTGAGATTCTGAGCGCAGCCAATGAGCGCGAGCAAGCCAAACTGGTTTTCTCTCACGCCAAGCGGGCGGTGGAGTTGAGCCCAGAGCTGGGCGCACAGGTGAAACTGTTTAGGGATGCAATGGAGTTTAAGGGCACAGGCACGGTATACAAAGCCATCAGCGCAGAGGCGTACAGCAAGGAAGGCTTAAATGCCAGCCTAGTG